GACCAAAGAGGAAGCATGGCTCATGTGGATGAAAGAATCCATAGGCTACATTGAGTACGACTGGGACACGATCAAGAAGTCCTCGCATTGGCAAGCGTTCTCCCGTGGTTGGGACGCGGCAACAGTCAATGTCAATGGTTGGGAAGACGCTTACAAGATGGGGTTGGAAGCAGGGAAAGAAATGGAGAAGAACACTTGAATTGCTCTGAGTGTCAAAGCAGCCGACTGAACATATATGACTCGCGGCACATAGGTGATTACGTAGTACGGAAAAGAAGGTGTTTGGATTGTGATGAGAGGTTCTACACTATTGAAAGCTACATGTCGGAAGAACAACTGGAAGAAATTGAAAACCTAAAGAGGGGAATCGAGTGAACTACACATGGTCGTATTCCAGCATGTCTTTGTTTCTGCAATGCCCACGTAAGTACTACAGGCTGCGGATAGTCAAAGACATCGTTGAGCCACCTCAACAACACTTGCTTTACGGTAGCGCGGTACACAAAGCGGCTGAAGAGTTCATCCGAGACGATGTAGATTTGCCGCCAAAGTTTGAACTGTTTCGTTCGCAGCTAACAGCGATGAAGAACTTGAGTGGCACCAAGTACTGTGAATATGAGATGGGGATAAAGAAAGACTTTACCCCGTGTGAGTTTAACGACCCTGACGTGTGGGTGCGGGGGATAGTTGACCTGCTTGTAATTAACGGTGACACCGCAAGGATCGTTGATTACAAGACCAGCAAGAGTAGTGAATACGCTGATACAAAACAACTGGAGTTGTTGTCATTACTAACATTTAAACATTTTCCAAAGGTAAAAACTATCAAGGCTGGGCTGCTGTTCTTGGTAGCGCAAGACTTAGTGCCGAAAGTGTATCAGAGTGAGGAGCAGCCTGATGCGTGGATCAAATGGATAGGCCATGCAACGCAGTTAGAAAGTGCGATGGCGAATGGGGTGTGGAATCCAAAACCAAACTTTACTTGTCGTAAGTTCTGTGCAGTAACCGATTGTGAGCATAACGGGAGAAGTCATTACTAGGAGGTCACCATGTTACGTGATGGTAAATTTATAAAAGAAGATCCACCAAAAATAGGGCAGTTTTACTTCCCAAGCTTTAGGGAAGATAGCTGCACACCAGAAGAACGATTCATGCAAAGCCTGTTACTTGAGTACAGAGAAGAAAAGCATTCGTTCCTATCAAAAATTTTTGGTTTCATTTTGCGGGTGTAGGGGGAGCCATGTACTACGTTAAAAGATTTTTAAACTACGTGCTGGGGTTGTTTGGCCCGAAGTACGAACCTATTGAAGTTGCCGAAGCGCCAGTCGAGCAAAAGAAGCCGAGGAAGAAGCACACTCCGTTTTACACCGCGTCCGATGGTAGGAGTTTCTCATTCTCTGAGTCTTTCTCTGAGTTACTCGACAACTTAAAGATGATGTTTGAAGTCATCCAGTTACCTACCCGCGACTCTTGGATAACGGCGGACGAGAGAATTGGGTTTAACAGGCTAGGTATTTACGTACCGCATCCGTGGTTATTCCCATTGATACCTGATAACGAAGATGTAGTAGTGGAAAACTTAGACAACTTACCAGCGATGATGGCAGTAGCGTTTCCGCATCAGGATGGTAAGGATAAGGTAGCGCCGCACATATTCTTCTGCCTAAAAATATCCAAACTGCCGCTGGGGGTAGAGCCCCTGCCGGGACACGCGTACAAGTTTGGCGAGGTGATAAGCGTATATGGTAAGTTGATGTGGATGGTGATGTATGTTGTCATCGACAAGAAAACAGGCAAGGTATCGGTATGCCGAGAACTGCGCCAAGAAATTGTAAGTGTGCGTGATCGGCATCGTACTCATTACAACAAACGATGGAGTGGTAACCCAGCGATGATGTACCCGCACGAAGCGGAAAATAAAGACCTGCAAGCAGTTCTGCATCACTACAAAACTACTTTCAAGAATGTATTTGACTGGTGGACGCAGCGCAAAGATAAGAGCTGGAACGTATCTACAAGGTTGAATAGCCGACGGTTGGTGTTCTCGTTAGACCGCATGGATACCAAAAAGTACTTTGCTGATCGTGATTTGACCATCCAAACCGAAACCGGTAAGCGCAAGAAGATCATTCACTTTGTCAGCGAACATGAGCGCACGATCAAGGACAAAAAAGTTGTCATTAAGGAACACTTGCGCGGCCTTAACAAGTTCACGTGGAACGGATATGATTGTGTAGTCACTGCCCCTAAGTTTTCTAGTCTCAGTACCGTTGTCTTTGATATTGCACCGGAAGAGGAAGAAGACTTGGCGCATTTGATGGATGAAGGTACAAAACTAGTTGGAATGGCAAAAGTAGCTGAAATTTTGGCTAATGAAGAAGAGGCGAATTTAACGAATGAATACTACCCCCCGCAACGTAGAGCGACTGGCAAACGCTTTGGAGGAAATGCCACGTACTGAAACCGATTTAGAAGCGGCAAAAACGCTTCGTGAATTAGGCAAGATATTTGAGGCTGCAAGAGACATGGTTATGGCTAAAACGCATGAGCAGAGCAAAGCTGCTTATATTGAAATGATTGATCTTATTAAGGGCAACCGAGGTGTATGAAAGGAGCGAACGATGCCTTACGTTAACAAACCCCGCCCGTACAAAAAAGAGTACGAGCAATACGATGGCACCGAGAAGGTGAAAAAGAAACGCGCCGAGCGCAACAAGGCTCGACGCATCATGATGGAAGCAGGTCAAGTGCAGAAGGGTGATGGTAAAGATGTAGACCATAAAACTCCGCTGTCCAAAGGTGGCAAGACAACCAAGAGCAACTTGCGGGTCAAGACCGCGAGTGATAACAGATCGTATCCACGCAAATCAAACCACGAACCTAAATAATGCGAATCGTTGACGACAAACTCCTAGTGGTGCGCACCAGATGGCCTAGCCGCATCACAGAGACAATCAAGAAAAGCAAGGCTGTAGCAAAGCAGGGAGATGTCAGCGAGGTTGTGGTGTTCTGGGGGTTGGAGGAGGCACAGACGCTTAGTAAAGTAGGCGTTAGAAAAGTGCCTTCTCCTATTCTGCGTGACTACGATTGGCCCGGACTTTATAGGCCGATGGCGCATCAGAAAGACACAGCGTCATTTCTTACTGTCAACCAACGAGCCTTCTGCTTTAACGAGCAGGGTACCGGCAAGACCGCGTCTGCTATCTGGGCGTCGGACTACCTGCTAACGCAAGGCATCATTAGACGTGTGTTGATTATCTGCCCGTTGTCGATCATGCAGTCGGCATGGCAAGCAGACCTGTTTAAGTTTGCTACTCACCGAACCGTTGACGTTGCTCATGGTGACCGTTCCAAGAGAAAGGCAATCATCAACAGCGGTGCCGAGTACGTTGTTATAAATTTTGATGGGTTGGACATCGTCAAAGAAGATGTGCAGAAGGGCGGCTTTGATCTAATTATTGTTGACGAAGCAAACGCATATAAAAATCCGCGTACCAAAAGGTTTAAAGCATTGAAAGAAGCCATGACCAACAAGACTTGGTTGTGGATGATGACAGGCACTCCGGCAGCACAATCGCCTTTGGATGCCTACGGATTAGCCAAGATATGTGTACCTGCCCGTACTCCTATGTTGTTCGGTGCGTACCGTGACATGGTGATGCAGCAACTGACGCGGTTTAAATGGATACCCAAGTTGAGCGCGGAGCAGACAGTACACAAATTACTACAGCCAGCGATTAGGTATACGAAAGCCGAGTGTCTTGACCTACCGGATGTAACGCACGTATCCCGGTTTGCCCCTATGACTGCACAACAGTCCAAGTACTACAAGCAGCTGAAAAAAGACATGCTTATTAGCGCGGCGGGCGAAGATGTTTCCGCTGTGAACGCGGCATCTAATCTTACTAAGCTACTACAGATTGCTTGCGGCGCGGTGTACACCGACAATAGAAATGTTGTTGAGTTTGATGTGTCCGACCGACTCAATGCGGTTTTGGAAGTTATTGAGGAAGCTACGAACAAAGTGCTGGTGTTCGTACCGTTCACGCACACGATTGGATTACTCAAAGAGTTTTTATCAAAGAACAACATCTCTTGCGAAGTTATTAACGGAGATGTTCCCGTGACGAAACGCACCGAAATCTTTAAGAACTTTCAAGAAGAACAAAATCCGCGTGTGTTACTCATTCAACCACAAGCTGCCGCACACGGGGTGACTCTTACCGCTGCGAATGTTGTCATTTGGTATGCACCAATAACTTCCATTGAGTATTACCTCCAAGCAAATGCACGAGTCCATAGACAAGGGCAAAAGAACCCTGTTACTGTAGTGCATATCGAAGGCAGTCCGGTTGAAGCAAAACTGTATGCCGCGCTGCAAAACAAATTAGACTTCCACTCAAAAATAATTGACCTCTACAAAAATGAGATCAACGAATAGTTCTTGACACAGTCAAGAATGGTGGTAGTATAAGAACTCCAACAAGAGGAGAAAGCAATGTCCACCGACGTCCCTATCAATACTATCGTCGATACATACATTCGTATCCGCGATGCAAAAGATGTGCTTACCAACAAGTACAAAGCTGAAGTTGCTGCGTTGGATGAGCAAATGACTGTACTAAAACATAAACTGCTTGATCTCTCAAAAGAGACAGGCATCACTAGTTTTTCAACACCTAGCGCCACCGCATACCGCACCGTTAAAAATCGTTACTGGACTAACGATTGGGAAAGTTTTTACGGGTTTATGCGTGAGCACGGCACTATGGAATTGTTGGAAAAGCGTATTCACCAAGCGAACATGAAAGACTTCATGGAGCAGAATCCGGAAGCACACCCTCCGGGACTGAACATCGATAGTGAATATGAAATTACCGTCCGTCGTAAGTAATTAGGAGAAAGCAATGAGCGATATTACTTTGTTTCAATCAAACAACCTGCCAGACTACCTCAAGGAAGTCGAACTCGACGACCTGACCAAATCGCTTGCTGGTAACACTTCGGTCAAGCGTATCTCTGTCCGTGGTGGTGTATTCCGCCTCATGGTATCTGGTGAAGAGATAGCGAAGAACGAGAACCGTGCGATGAACATTGTCATCGTTAACGGCGGTCGCCAAATCGCGCGGCAGTACTACGAAGGTAAGTACACCCCCGGTGAATCATCTGCACCGGACTGCTGGTCAAACGACGGTGATAAACCTGATGCCAGCATCGAGTCCCCACAACATTCGTCTTGCGAAGGTTGCCCACAGAACATCAAAGGTTCTGGTCAAGGCGATTCCCGCGCATGCCGTTACCAGCAGCGTTTGGCTGTAGTGCTTGCCGATGATGTTAAGGGTGACGTGTATCAGTTGTCTTTGGCGGCTACATCGATCTTTGGTCGTGGCGATGTAGATAAGATGCCGTTCCAGCAGTACGCAAAGTATGTAGGTTCGCAGGGCAAGAATATCAACACGCTCGTTACCGAGATGCGTTTGGACTCTGACTCTGCTACACCGAAACTTACGTTCAAGCCGGTGCGGTTTTTGACTCGTGAGGAATGGGAGGTAGCTCGTGAAAGGGGTGACTCAGCGGCGGCTAAGGCAGCTATTACGCAGACTCCAGCTACGCTTGACGGGGCTAAGAAAAAAGCACCGGCGGCTAAAGAAGTTGTTCAAGAGGTTGAGGTTACAGAACCGACTAAACGTGCTTCGAAGAAGAATGCGGAACCTGCATCGAAAAAGGATTTCGCAGATGTAATTAATAGTTGGTCAACCGATGACTAATCATGGACAACCGTGGTTACGCTTCGAGAATCATAAAAGCGAACTTAGCCGCTGATACAAAAAGCCCCGGTGTAG